TGCACCGTAGATGGTGGATATGAACGGGCGCTCCTTGATCTCAGCCGTCATCACCGGCTCGTTGTTGAGACCCACTTCGAGATCGATGATCCACTCGTTTAGCAGGGGGTTGCACCAGCGCTGCAGCACTGAGTCCATCGTCTCGCCCGGGTTATTCCACAGCTGGTTCTCGTTGTAGTAGAGCCCTCGCGTATCACCCTTGATGATCGTCAGCGCATCTAGAAAGGTATCATCCGGCAGCTCTGGCGGAAGCGTCCACGCGGACTGCGTCGGAGAGCTGGTGCGGTTTCCGAAGACGCCCTCGATCAGCGTTTCGAAAAGATCTCCCGGTGTACCGCCAGGGGCTCCTCGAAGTTTGAAGGTGAAAAGGTTGAATGCTATTTCCTTGAACGTCCGAATGTAGATGTTGTTCCAGCTCACGATCGTCTTGAACAGGCCGCCGTGGTCGGTGCCGGACAAAAACAGCGTCCGAACCGTTGCTCCGCCCTCGGATCGATCGTCCTGACGGATGTTGACGACTCTCCCGCGGCACAGCGGGAATTCGACCCCGTTCCTCAACACCGATATGTCCACCCAGTCTCCGCCAAGGACGTCGCCCTTCATGATATCGATGGTCGACTGGCGCCCGAGCTTCACCTCGGCCTGCCACTTGCCTACCGGATCTCCCAGGCGCTTGGACCAGTTGAAGCCGACAACCGATCCCTCGGTCTCGTCTCGTTTCCAGTTGAGCTTTCTGGGCGTTGTCTTTCGCCCCGGAAAGACGGCGTCCTGGGCCTGGGGATAGATCGTAATCCCAACGCGCTGATCCAGGCGCACAATTTTGCGATCGTAGGATCGGAGTCCGTTCAGGCGCAGGTTCTGAATCATGGCATACCTGTCAGTATCGGCAGCCCCTGCCTTTTGACCAGGTCCTTGATGTTGCTCAGCAGGTCACCCTTTGTCAGCGCTTCCAGTTCCGTCGTCAGCGCTTTCATGCCGCCTACGACGGCCATGATCTGTTTGTTGAAGTTCCCCAGGATCCGGACGTTGGCGATCCCTATCCGCTCCAGGGCCTGGATGGTCCCGGCCATCCGCTGTCCAGCTCCAATCTGTCCCAGTTCGATGCCGGCCGCGCCCTTCGCGACGGGAGCCCCGATTCGTACACGTTGCTGGGCCTCCACATCCATCCGCTCGAACGCTCCACCCCGTTGGCCGATGCTGATCCGCTCCTGGATCGCGGCCAGCGTGCCGGGCGTAAACCTACCCTGCTCCATCTGACCGAGGATCTGGCCGGCCATCTCGGAGCCGATCGGCATCTTCATGGCGCCCATGGCGCGCCGGAGATAGAAGCGCCGGGCCCGCGCTGTCTCTTCGGGCGTCGACCCCTGGACGCCCTCGAGGCCGCGCCCGAGCATCTCAAGCAGGTTCTGGGCGACTCCAACACCACCGCCACCCTCGAGTTTCTCCATCGCCCTGATGTAGCTCTCGCGGCCGCCCCCTGGTTGGAACCCTGCCGCCCGGAGCAGCATCATATCCCTGGCGCCTTGTACTCCGCGCTGAGACAGCTCCATACCGGCCTGCGTGATCCCGGTCGTCAAACGTGTCACCTGGGGTCCCCTGAACCCCATCCCACGCATCAGCTGGGCAGTACCTGCGAACTCGCGCTCATCTATCTTGACGCCCTGCTGCTCTGCCGTTCTCCCGAGCTGGACTAGGCTCTGCAGGTACTCGTGGATCTGGGCCCCTCGGAGGCCGGCTGTAACGGCGTTTTGCAAGGTGGTGGACAAGTCCAGTGCGCCGCGGCCGCCGCCGCCGGCTACCCCCATCCTGGCATAGGCTCCAGCCATTTGGGGTCCAACGCCGTAGCGGATCTGTGCTGCGAGCGACTCGCGGAACTGTAAGTTTTGCGGAGCACCGCGAGCGCCCCATGTCCCCCCACGGGCCTGGAAAAACGCCCCACGGGCCTGCTCCAGCTGCATGGGGCCCATGCCGTAGCGGACCCCAAGTGCCATCGACCCGAGGCCCCGATCGGTGGCTGTCACGGTCTTGGCTATGCCCTTCGCCTGCTGCTCCGCGAGGCGCCGCTCCTGGGTCGCCCTGGCCGCCGACGTGGCCCACCCCTTCAGCTCTTCGTCCGGGGTGGTACCGGCTAGCTTTCCAACAGCCGCCTTGGCGGCTACACGCGCCGTCTCTGCTGCGAGTTGGCGGATCCCAGCCTCTGGTGGTACCGGAGCCCCGGTCAGCCGGCCGAACATCCGCGCTCCTTTGATGGCTAGGTTTCCGGCCGCCCTCTCTCCGGCCGTCTGTGGGCCAGCAGTAGCCGCCTCGCGCTGGCGCCGGACGATCTCGTTTCCCAGGGGAACCAGCCTCGTGACCTCGGCGTTCGCGGCCGCCAGTCGCATCTGAGCCCGTACATAGGTTGGGTTCTCGACCTGGCGCGCCTGGCCCATTGTGGGAGATGCCAGGTAGAGGTTCTGCATCCGGAGTCGACTGTAGGCCGCGGCCTGACCGTACATCCCAGCCGCCGACGACAGCGCACCCTGAGCAAACCCGCCGACAACGGGAAGCGCCCCCAACATCTGGCTGAGCCCGCCGATCCCAGGCATGAGAAACGGCGCGGCGCCGGCGCCTACACCTCGTCGCATAAGGCCGCCCAGCGCCGCCCCACCGATGCGACTGGCCATCCCTGGACCGGTGGGGATGTACTGGGCAACCCCAAGCCCCTGAGCCATGCCGCCCCAGAAAGAACCGCGACCTGGCCTACCACCGCCCGCGCCACCGCCCGCGCCACCGCCCGCGCCACCGCCCGGGAGATACTGTCCTGTCACCGGATCACGCGGTCTGCCACCGCCACCACCACCACCCCCGATCCGTCTCAGCGCTCGCTCCGCCGCCACCGCCTGCCGCTCAACGTCCTTCAGCTCTCGGGTTAGCCGCCGGTACTCTTCCGAGCCCCGTCGCGTATCCTTGAGTGCCCTGTTGAGTTTCTCTTGCTGCTTGGTAAGGCTCTCGATATTCTTCCCGACCAGCTGCGCCTCTTTGCCGAAATCCTTAACGGCTCGTGGCGAAAACGCCTCCTTAATCACCTTGCCAGCGTTTTTGACCTGGCGCGCGTCTGCCTTGATTCTCAGCTGGTGATCTGTGGTGTTGGTGGGCATCGACTACCTCTCTGGCTTTCTCAGGTGGGACCGCTCCCACTCTTCCATCTCCGGATCTCCATCGAACAATGGCGTATCCCAGTCGATCTCTTCATCCCCCTCAAACATCTCTTCCAGATCCGCCAGCCGGTCCCTCATCTCTTGGTTGAGGTCGGCCGCCATGTCCCGGAGTTTCACCAGCTCAGCAGCCGCATCATCGTAGAATTCTCGGAGCAACCCTCCTATTGTTCTGTCGCGAAACGGCCGTTGGTCTGTGCGTTTACCTGACCAGAAGGCCCACAGGCGCCCCTCAAGCGTCGACGTCGCCCTTTCCAGCGCCGCCTCCATCTGGCGCCTGGCGTCCCGAAAATATGGCCTCGTGGCCACTCACCTCCTCATAGAGCGCTTCTAGGACAGTGGCACCCCTCAGTTGGGATAATTGCTTGGCCCAGCCCACATCTTCCAGATTCTCCAGACTCTGGACTAGATGGCATAGCATTTCCGCTGTGACCTGGGTGCTAGGGTCCAGCGAGTCCCATGGAGCACCCCCCACAAACTGACTCCGCAGCGATGCGACGATGCCCCACTCCTTGATAGTCAGGATATGGTTACGAAAACGGCCAGCAAAGACCTCGCCCCGGGGGGTTTCGAACCGAAAGTCAAATTCGTACGTCTCCTGCAGGCGCGGATCACCTCCCGCCAGCTCCCCCTTTTCCGTGCCCTCCATCTCGGCCTTCACCTGTTCTGGCGCTTTCGGTCTACGTTGATCCATCACAGACATGGTTGTTCGCTCTCCTGTTGCTGCTGCGTTATTACGTTGCGTCGCCCTCCGTGAGGTTGCGGATCGCCACGAAAGTCAGGTCCGTCCCCACGATCCCGCGGGCCATGTAGTTGACCGTGCGGCCACTCAGCTTGACTTGGCTCAGCGTCTCTAGCGGTGTGTTGGTCTTGCTGTCGAGGATCACCGCCGACAGCGCGCCACTGGTGAGCAGGTTTCGCAGGAACGTCTCGTGGGATGTGCCCTTCTGTGGCATCCACCCCGCCTTGACGACGTCATCCTTCGCAATGCGCACTCTGGAGCATCGCATGCTGACGGCGTATCCGGTCGGCACATATTCCGCCACCTCGATATTGTCCAGCTCCTCCTGGGGTTCGTACGTGATTTGCTCGTCGACCGTTACGCCGGTAGCACCTCCAACCTTGACGGTGTCGAGCATGAATCTGGCCCTCGCGCCAGTGATGATCTCGCGTGCCATCTGAACTACCTCCTTACGCTGCCGCCGCAGATTGCGCCACGGTCACGGCGTGCACGGTGGATTTGACGAAGTTGATCGGAAGGACCGGAGCCATCTCGACCTCTGTCTCGAGGACGTCAAGCGTCAGGTCGAGCGTCAGCGACCGCCAGGCTACGAGCGATACGCCGACAAGCTGGGACAGGAGATCGATCGCCACGCCCCGCGCCGCCTCGAGGTTGCCCGAGAACCCCCGCTTGCCCACAATCCGTTCGAGGGCCGTGCGGTAGTTGTAGACGCTGTAGTTAAGCGCCTCGTTCACGGATCCCTCGGTGTAGGCGATGTTGGACGTGCTCAGGTGGGTGGTGACGTTTCGCACCACCCGACGCCCGACGCCGTCGACCACCTCCGCGAACACCAGGCCGGCCTGGATCATCTCCTCGGCATCGTCGATTGGGTTCCAGCTCGAGTCCTGCTGTAGCCCGAGCACGTTGGCGTACTTCTTGGTCAACGGAACGCCAACCTCCGATCCGGCCTGCATGCCGGCCAGCATCGCCGCGCCGAACTGCGGATCGTAGTACTCCTTTTCTCCGCTCGTGTTATAGCGCTGGATGTTCTGCGCCCAGGTCCTGCAGTGGCGGGTGTTGAGGTCAACGATCTGGGCCTTGATCTCGGTCTTCGTGGCCAGACCGTCCATGGCGGTGTTCATGACTCCGACGAACAGATCGCGCTCGCTCTTGCCGGGGCCACACATCCACTGGCAGTGCGTAACGCCCATGGCATGGATCGCGGGGTTCGGGGTGAGCAGCACGATGCTGTTGACTCGGACCTTTTTCAGCAGATTGAGGGCGGCCTGCCAGTCGGTCGTCTGGGCGTACGGAGTGGCCTCTTGCCCCGGCGTGCTGCTGCCCTCGTTGCCGCCCGTGAGGTAGACCGGCGCCGTCGTGTTGTCGGGCGCCCCAGTCCCACCGGAGGACCGAGCCGCGGTGACCAGGTCGCTCTCGTTGTTGAGCTTCTGGACGATCGTGTAGAGGTCGGCGTAGAACGAGGGTTCCGCCGGGCTCTTGACGTCAGTCGCGCTGGCATAGTCCAGGTTCGCAGTGCCGAACTGCGTCTCGCCCGTGACAAGCGTCAACGTGAAACCCAGAGAGCCGTTGAACAGGTCCGCCAGCTTCTGGAGCGTATCGATACCGGTGACCATGGCGTTAACCGCGTTCCCGGACGCCGTCACTGTTCCGGCTGCAGCTACCTCGCCCATGGCCAGATAGGTGAGCTGGCTCCATGTCGCGGTTCCCGGAACCGGCGTTGTGCCGTTGAGCTGGAGCCCTTCAATCTGGGTTGCGCCGGAGGAGTTGGTGCCGACGATCGTCAACCGCTCGGTACCAGCCGCGTCTCTGACGACTGTCACGGCCGACTTGGCTACAGACATGTCTGAGAGGGCATACAGACCCTTGGTCATTGAGCCAGCGGTCAGGGTTGTGATCACCGTTCCACCGCCGTCGTTCTGCAGGGTCACGGTACCAGCCGGTGCGCTGTGTATGATTGCGCCATGGAAGCTATTCCAGGTGCTGTCGGTATCTTTGGCCGTTGTTCCGGTGAGAGTCACCGTCTCCACCTGGGCGTTGTTGCTGGTGTCCGTGCCGTAGATCGTCACGTTCATTGTGTCGCCGTTGTCTGTGGACACCAGTTCGATCACCTGTGTCGCGGTGACCTGATTGGTAACGTCGCCGTCCAGGCCGGCACGGTCAGCCGTGAACGCGGCGGTGATCGCCGACGCCGTGACGGCCACCGTGATTGTTGTGAACCCGTTGGCTGGTGTGGTCGCCAGGTACTGGATCGTGAACATGTCATCGCCGCCGACATCGTCGAATGACTCTGTCACGTCTTCGAACACGATCGTTATCAGCTTGCCCTGGCTGGTACCTGACCCGATCTGCACGTTGATCTGGGTGGTGAACCAGCCGTAGTCCTTGCTCGTCAGCTCCAGAGCATCACCCGATGCGTTAGAAAACGTCGCCGTGCTGGGCTCGGACGGGTTCACCTTGACGTAGACGATCTCCTGGGCGCCACCGGGCACGTCCTCGTCAACCGACGGGCTGAAAAGGATGGGCCCGGCCTCCCTCAGGTCGCCCGATCGGTAGTAGTCGAACGGGTGCTGTGGCTTGGTCGCGACCTGTAGGTTGCCCTTCGTGTCGCTGACGTCCACCTCATCATAGGGCTTCCCGCCGACGGCCGTGCCAAGGCAGGCCACGATGCCGGAAGCCCCGATCCCGACCACCTCGAGCCCAGACGCATCCACAGTGCTGTAGGAGTCCGGAATCGAGATCAGTCGCCCTTCGAAAAAAATCGTTGTTGCCGCCATCGTATTCCCTCCTACGCAGGCAGTTTGTTGAACGCGTCACGCAGTGAGTCCCACTCCACTACGGTCAGGCGCTGGTTACCTTTTTTCTTTCTCGCCCAGTACAGAAACCCGCCCCACTCCCATGGGCGCAGCCGGATCGCCACGTACTCACGGGCGCTGATTCTTGGCTCTGTGACGACTGAAACGGCCTCGGCCTCGGCCTCGGCCTCGGCCTCGGCCTCGGCGTCGTCGTCGTCGGGGGGGGCGGGGTGCTCGGGCTCGGGCTCGGCCTCGGGCTCGGGCTCGGCCTCGGGCTCGGCCTCGGGCTCGGCCTCGGGCTCGGCCTCGGGCTCGGCCTCGGGCTCGGGCTCGGGCTCGGCCTCGGGCTCGGGCTCGGCCTCGGGCTCGGGCTCGGCCTCGGGCGCAACCTCGGGCTCGAGCAGATCTGTCAAGGTCGTGTCGTCTGGCATGGGATCAATCCTCCTCCGGCTGGTAAGGGGTCACGCGGTGTGGGTAGTCTTCCAGCTCGGCCTTGTCCGTTTCGCTCATGGCCGGCGATGGCGCCTCGCCATCGTTCACGGCCGCGTTAACCTCCGAGGGCTGCATTACAGAATCCTCGTCAGTGTAATAGTCGTGGTACCGGAAAGTCATTGAAAAACGCCGAGTGTAGGTGTCGGCGGGAAGATAGCGGGGATCTGGGGCCAATTCTGCGCCGCTGTAGGTGACGTCCTCGAAGTTAAGGTCATGCCAATGCTTGCGCGATGACACGCAAATATGCTTGGCCAGACAGTAGAGGTACCGGGCAATGTCTGGGTTGCCTGCATAGATGTAGAAGTCGAGACGGGTGCTCCAGCGCCGCATGTGCGGATCCAGGATGGAGCCATCCTCGGCGCGGTAGTAATCCAGTTCGTCCTCATCATCCTCATCGTCCGACTCACCCAAAAGCGGCGCATCCTCTCCGATGTAGTCGTCGACGTTCTCGTCATTCCCGAGCACGATGGCCAGTACCGGCATGACTCCCGCGCTCCGAGCGTACCCCTGGATCACCTCGAACGGGTGGTCATCGAACCGTTGGCGCTCCCTGCTGGCCTCGTCTTCGCTGAACCCCTTGGACACCAGAAGTTGCTCGTACCGGCGGCTGTCCTCCGTGTACCACTCGATTCGCTCCTCGAGGCGGGTCTGAACGAGCCTTTCCGCGAGCATTCCCTACCTCCTGATGGCGTCCAAAACGGACGTGACAATTCGTGGCGCAATCTTGGCCACGTGATCGCTGACCTGGTCCAGAAACCGGTGCGGCTCTATCCCGGGGTGGATCCAGCCAGTTGGGTTGGCCGTGGAGATCCGCCGGAATGTGAAGTACTGCCGGTGAGCCCCCCCGCCCTGCGGCGGCCGCCCCTCCACCCGACGCATTCCAGTGTAGATCCCGGTCGTATGGTGTGGCGCCAGCTTGGGTCCACCATGCGCCTCGCTCAGGGCCCGGCCGCGCCGGCGCTTGGCCTCGGCATAGACGGCCTTTCCGAGCTTGGCAGCGTCCCGCTCGCTGAGGCCGCCTGAGAGGGCCCTGCTGAGGCCGCCCCGTGGACCGTACGGCTGCCCCATGGGGGTACCCGCGAGCCCTGTGGTGCCCGGCGTGCCGTGCCGAAACGGCACGTTTGCATACCACCCCACCTGGACCGGCTGGCCGCCCTCCGTCTGGCGCATCAGCGGTCGTCGGTTCCGGGCCCCGGGCCCGAGCAGGGTCGAACGCAGGTCAAAGGGCTCAAGACCGCCCTCGATGGCGTTGGCCAGCCACCCGAGCAGAGTCAGCGTCCTCCGGCCGGGCTCGGCCTCCACCGGCTGGATCCCGTCTGCGTAGCTCTGCCGGCTGGTCCTCAGCTCCGAGGTCGCGATCCGAAGCCACTTGAGCCGCGCCGACTCTGACACCTGGTCTAGGATGATCTCCGCCAGGTCCTGGCTGTCGAGCAAGGTCACCAGCTCGTGCGGGATCGCGTCTCTGAGATCCAGCTCAATCACCAAGCAGCTCCAGCTTGACCAGCACATTCGTCGGCAGATACGTGTGCTCCTCGGCCTTTGTCACGGCCTTGTTCCCCTTTTTTACGTTCGTGTCCCGAAACGCAAACACGTGGTCGAGCACGCGAAACACCGGGTGGACGAGGTAATTGATGGAGAGCACGGTGCCGCTTTCCGGGGGGGCGGTCATGATCCATGCGATTTGGCCGTCATCGTCGATTTTGAAATCGGACCCCTCCTTGTATTCCGTGGCGACGGACCGCAGTGAGTAGACCTCGACAGCCTTGTAAAGCAGGCCGCCACGAACCCTCCCGCGCGTCACCGGAACCACGGCCGTCCCGTCGGCCTCAAGGAGCTGGCTCCAGGTCATGACAGCGTCCAGCACTTCTAGCCGGTCCCGATGCCCGAGCTTGTTGTGCCCGGACATAGTGCACTTGGCCATGCCAAACGCCCACTCTCCGAATCGCTCGAAGATCTGTGGGTCACGCGTGGCGCTGGATATCCACGACTGGACAAGCACGGCGTCGCCGGCGTCGTTCAGGACGATCGGGTTTCCGTACGCGTCCTCCGTGTGGTTCTCCAGGCCGGCGTCTGGAAGATGCTCGAACCATCCGGTACCGTCACAAAGGCTACAGGCCACGTCAGCCTGATCGGTCACCTCGTTGTTGCGACACGGACAGATAGACGTCCTGCTCCACCAACACCGGTACCCCTTCCCGTCAAAGAGCTTGTCGAACTCAGCCGGCCGGATGTCGGCCCGTGGACGGCCCTTGACGCCAGGAAGCCCGGTGACGATCCGCGGTGTGAGCCCCAGAGCCATCGGCTACACCACCACCAGGGGCAAGCCCTTAAGATTTCGGCGCAATGATGGCAGCTGTTCCTTGATCTCCTTGGTGTACTGAACGAGGCGCGCCCCGTAGCCCGAGTTCGTTGCGCTCGAGGTTGTGCCGATTGACTGGCTGAGTCCGTCCATGCTGACCGACTGGCTCGCGATTCCGGCGCCCACAATCAGGTCGCCCGCAATGTTCAGCGGACCGAACGCCGCCTTTTTCCCGCACAACTCCCTGATGCTGTAGGGTACCTCCCCCTCGCGAAACCCGGCCGTGTACTGCACCTGGATCATGTTCGGAATGAAGCTGATCCCGCCCGACAGGAGCGGTAGAAAATTTCCGGCCTGGGTGAGGAGCACGCTGTCGATGGTCCCAGACACCGGGACGATGTTGATATGCCCCAGCTCCTCGCGAAGCTGGATCCAGCGCTGGTCAAACTCGATCACGCTGTCGCCATTGGGCCAAACTACTCGTACGCGCGTCAGGTCGTTCTGCCGGCTCGTGAGGTCAGCGTCGCTCAAGTCGTCGATGATGGGCGCCCTTTTGGTCTTCAGAAACATCCACTGCTGATAGTCCACCGCGTGGTAGTCGTGTTTTTCCCAAGAGACCTGTTCTGGCCGGAGCTTGACGTCAAGCTCGCGTTCTACCCAGTCAATCGAAAACAGAATCGACCACTCGAAGAGTCGGGCCGGATACGGGTTGCCTTGATCGTCGGTCAGGTCCACCCCGGTGAGATAG